ACCCGCAACGGGCGCATCGCCATGCACGACTATCGCGGACCATCCCGGACCGCACCGTGCAACCGGCCAAAGGAGGCCAACATGAGCATCACCGCGATTGACCCGAACGGGACCGCGTGGCAGGACTACCGCTCCGTCGTGATCGAGGGGCAGAAGCCGAGCGCCGTGGCGAAGGCGCAGGGCAAGAGCCCCAGCACCGTGTCGCGCAACGTCGCGACGATCAAGGGCTACCTCGACGCCGGAGTCCCCGCGCCCGAGAACGTCGAGGGGCTCGACTTGACGCTCCCGACGTCGCCCGACGCCATCACCATCGAGACCGCCGCGACCGACCTCTACCCGGTCACGGGAGCCGGCCTCATCGCGACGCGCGGCCGGCTGGAGCGGGAGAAGGACCGCCTGCAGGAGCAGGTCGAGCGGCTGTCCGACCAGCTCGTCAAGGCGGACGAGGCGCTCGCCACGTGGGACACGAGCGCCAACGAGGAGGTCGGCTTCGACATGGGCGCGGTCCGCGACCGACTCGCCGCGATGCGGACCGAGGCGGCCGAGAAGGTCCGGCTGCAGGCGGAGGAGGCGACGAAGGCCGAGGCGCCCGACGCGCCGAAGCCCGACGCGGACAAGGCGCCCGACGCGGACGCGCCCAAGGAGTAGTCACTCCAACCCGACGACCGCGCCACTCATGGGCCACCCCTCCGGGGGTGGCCCTAGGCGCAGAATGGCTCACCCGCCGATGCCCCCGCTCAGCACACAGATCATGCTCACCTATATCTCGGACATGCTCGGTCCGGGCGACGACTGCCCTCCGTCCTACGTGCACCGTTGCACGGTGACGGGTGGCGACTACTTGGCCCTCTTCCTCACACGCGCGTACGGTGCTCCGTTCGCAGATTACATGGGTAACTGACATGCGCCCTCGCTATTACTGGTTAATCATCGCCCTGCTGTACCTCATTGCGTACCTCATATACACGAGCGACTCGGAGGGTGCTACGCGCAAGGCCGTGCCTGCGCCGCCCATACCGGGCTCGGTTGTGTGGCCCATGGACTCACCCGCCATGGCGCTAGCCGTGCACGTCGCTGTCACATATTGGGGTGAGGTCCCATGCGGGGAGGTTGGGGGTGTCACACTCACATGGGGCACTGAGGATCCGGGCGTACTAGGGTTCGCACGCTGGCAGCGGGACACCTATACAGGGGCGCCTATCAAGTGTGATGTTGCACTTAACCCTCTACCCGCTGGGCGCGCATGGCATGGCTGGGGTGAACTGTGCGCAACAGTGGTACATGAGTACGGGCACCTTGTAGGCCATGAGCATGACTCGTCACTAGCTATGGCTAGTGTGCTGGATCACAAGCACATTATCCCTCAATGCAAGGGTGGGAGGCGGTAACTATGTTCTTTGTCACTGTCATATCACGCGCTCACATTGCACCATGGGAGGTGCATTATCACCTTGCACATACCATGGCTGTGGCTGGTACCGAGGTCACGGTGTACGGTGAGAACAAGCAGTTCACCTATGGGCTGGGGGACTTCACCGTTGAGGTTGTAACTGACCTTGATGCACAGTCCATCGCTATGCGTGCACTACGGGCAGATGGACGCTTCCCCGGAGTCGGGGGACGGGAGAAGCGCACGGGTGAACTCCTATGTGAGTACATTGGTATGCCCGAGGGTGACTACCTGCGCATAGGCGTTAACGGTGAGGTGCTTAACCCTCAGCACTTCCCACTTGCACATGAGGTAATAGAGCGCGCACTTGACGAGCTGAATTAACCTCACAGCCCCCCTCCCTCTTTAAGGTGAGGGGGGCCCCGGCTCGGCAGACAACCCCCCCGCGCATCTCTCAAAAATTCTCAAACTACGCATCCCGGCCTCCGTCCTAGCCCTTTAGTAATATGCCTCCATGGTCTTCACTGTCGTAGCTGCCATACTCTTTGTCATCTTGTTCATCGTACTTGTATGGGAGTATTGATCATCCACCCTCATGAGTTCGCAGTCCTTTTGCGTAACGCCATTGACAGAAACGAAGATGCACGCGCATCCGACATTGCCCTCACATTGGTCGCACGTTCAGCCAAGGGCCTGGGCGTGCGTCCCAAGATCCTCGCCCACAATGAGAATGGCGAGAAAGTGTACGGCCTCACCAAGAAGCAGTGTAATTACCTGCTACGCAAGTTAGAGTCCATCGAGCACAACGATTACTAGGAGCCACCTGTGGATCACGTATACATGTTGCAGCACGCAGGCGAGTGGGATGATTGGCCTACCACCATCGGGGTCTTCCTCACGATGGAGCAGGCCATCTCGGAGATCGCAGAGCAGGAGGCATCCGGCAACCACTGGCAAGACCTTGAGGTTGTGCGGTATTCGGTTGGCACCAGCGTGATGCATCACACGGCGACAGTGATTCACGAGTCAGCAGATGCCCAGCATGGTAAGAACTTCCCGCGCACCTACTCGATGATGGGCTCGGTCGGCCGTCTGCCTATGGGTCCCACAGGCCCGCTGAGTTGGAAATGACGCCTCCGACTTGGACATTGGTGCGCCTCATCACACAAGGCCCAGCCCAGGGTCGCTATGAGGTGCATTGCCCACATATGCACACCTTCTGGCCTACTTGTAGGGAGCTGTGCCGCTACACGGTGTGCCCAGCCTGTAATGGCTGGTGGGTCTTAGGGGATAGCCCTTTGGGTGAGCCGCTCCGCCCAGCCCGTTGACAAGCGCCTGCTAGCACGTTCGAGTCCTGCGGGTCTCGCCTGGTGGGCCTCGGGTGGCGACGAGGGCAACAGTATGTGGCTGCTGGCGCCGCATCTGAACATTCTGAGTCAGAAGATCATCGACGTGGCGACAGGGCGGATCCCACGGCTCATTGTCACGATGCCGCCGCGGCACGGGAAGTCGGAGCTCATCTCGCGGTTCACGCCTGCATGGTTCCTGGGCAACTTCCCTGACAAGAAGGTGATGCTGACCAGCTACGCCGATACGTTCGCGGCTCAGTGGGGTCGTGCTGCACGAGACGTGCTCAAGGAGTACGGCCCGGAGTTGTTCGGCGTGACCGTGGACGCCGAGACGTCGGGTGGGCAGCTATGGCAGGTGCAGGGTCGCAGGGGCATCATGGTCACCGCTGGTGTGGGCGGTGGTCTAACGGGTAAGGGTGGCGACCTGCTGATCATTGACGATCCGGTGAAGAACAGCCAGGAGGCCCAGTCGGAGACGACGCGGCAGGCGCATCACGAGTGGTGGAAGTCCACGGCTCGTACGCGGCTACAGAAGGACGCCGGGGTCATCTTGGTGATGACGCGGTGGCATGAGGACGATCTGGTCGGCAGGCTGCTAGGGGATGCACATGAGGGCGGCGACAAGTGGGAAGTGCTGAACCTGCCGGGCATTGCGGAGAAGGATGATCTGCTTGGCCGTGAGGAGGGTGAGGCGCTATGGCCCGAGATGTTTCCGCTAGAGAGCCTGGAGCAGACACGGCGGGCGATGGGGACGTATTGGTTCACTGCCATGTACCAGCAGCGGCCCGCACCCGCAGAGGGCATGCTCTTCAAGAAGGCGAACTTTAGGTACTACACGAAGAGCGAGGACAACAAGTTTGCCACGATCTACCGTGAGGACGGCGCCGAGGTGTTTGACTCCGCGTACGGGCTCAAGTTCTGCACGATGGATGTCGCCGCCTCGGAGAAGACGGAGGCCGACTATACGGTCATTGCTACGTGGATAGTCACGCCGAATAGAGACCTGCTGTTGTGGGATCGCGAGCGCGTGAAGTTCCAGGGGCCAGACTTGAAGCCGCTGGTCAAGCGGGTGTACTACGAGCAGCAGCCTGCGTTCATCGGTATCGAGCGGTTGGGGTATGGCTACACACTGATACAGGAGCTTCTACGTGAGGGACTACCGATCATCAAACTGGAGCCCGACACGGACAAGATCTCGCGCGCGCTGCCCGCGTGCGCACGATATGAGGAGCATCGGATCTTTCATCAGCGTGGGCCGTCGTGGGTGCAGGAGGAGTGGGAGGACGAGCTGCTGAAGTTCCCGAACGCTACGCACGACGACCAGGTGGATACGGTGGCTTACGCTGCGATGCAGTTGCCTCAGTTGGCGGTCGGGACGTTCAAGCATAATCGTGACCGAGCGGGGCTTCATACTCCGAGGGGATCGGGTAAGACCATCACGGGCGGGCTCCTGACGCAGAATCTCTAGACGAGGTGGGGTATGGCTGTTGAGGAAGACATCACGCTGAAGGGCTACATAGATGCGCAACTGGAGGAGGTTCGGCGCGCGGTCGATGTTGCATCCCAACAGCCGCCTCCCGACAACGTGCCGTTGCGTCAGTATGTAGAGGCGATACTTAATGAGCACCGTCGCGCAATCATTGTAGCTGACCAGGAACGATTGAGGGCAGTAGATGCACTCGATCGTGTGATCCAGGGTGGTGACGCTCGACTACGTGAGCATATCGCCAACCAGGTAGAGCAGGTCAGGGCGGCGCTAGTAAGCCAGGAGTTGTTGGCGATGCAGCGGCATGATTCGTCCGAGCGGGCGATAGCCAAGGCTGAGGCGGCTAACGAGGAACGATTTAGGTCAGTCAATGAGTTCCGCGAGCAGCTTGCGTCACAAACACAGACATTCCTTCCCCGAGAGGTTGCAGAGGCACAGATGGCCGAGTTGCGGCGCGCCGTGGCTGACATTGCTGAGAAGGTGAGCAAGATCGCATGACTCTCTTCAGCGACATGAGCAAGCTACAGGAAGACGTCGGCAGGCTGGCTACACGCCTGGATGAGACTGCGCGACTAGCCAACCAGCATGATGAGCAGATCAGTGGGGAACGCGGACTGTCGTCAGCCATTGCTGGCCTGACGGATGAGATCAAAGGTCTGCGGAAGGCTGCATGGTGGGTGGCTGGCGTCATCGTGGCAGGGTCGATAACGTTTGCCTTCAGCGTCCTGACACTGGTGTCCTGATGAGTAGCAGCAGGAAGCTCGCAGTGATGATCGTGGTCATGGTGCTGTCGGTCGTACTGCTCGGCGGGTCGCTACTTGTCTATGTCGGCAGCGTCCAGGGGGCGCGTGAGCGCAATGCACGGACCGCCCTCTCGAACTGCGAACAGATCGAGGAACTGAAGGGCCAGGCGCGTGGTCTCCTGGCGGATGGGCTCAAACGACTGCCGGAGGAACCTGAGTACGAGGGCCGACCTGAGGCGCTGGCACAGGCGATCAAGCGCACGGAGAATGCCATCGCGCGGTTTGCCGAAGACGACTGCTACCAGCTTCCGGTTGTGAAGAATGCGGGCCTAACACGGCCCTGATACACTCCGCGGGGATAAGCCCAGCGTCCCTGCGCACCATGTACCGCTCGGGTGGTACTCGCGTCAACGCGGCAGTTCTGTCCGCTAAGGGCCGTGCGACTTCGGTCTGCCAGCATCGCTGCGCCTCCTAGTCAAAGCGCCTCGTCCGGCTTGCCGGTCGGGGCGTTTTGGCGTCTGCATCCTCTGTAACTATGCGCGTATGCAGAGGCTGTGGAAAGAGACCGTGGAGCTATGGACAATCCTCGGCCTGTTGTGGGAGATCGTCTTCTACACGGTGTACGGCTGGCTGATGCGCGCGGTGCTCGCGATGATGCGGCTCGTCATCAGGCGATAGCCCTTCCCGATGGGATTCCTCGATAGATTCACCAAGGGCAAGCCGGCTTCCCCGCCCAAGCCTGACCAGCCGATGCAGGGCGCCTCCGGGCGTGGGCATACCGAGGGGTTCCTTGACCTCGAAGAGCTCAACAATGATCTTCGCCATCCTCACGGGCACAAGGTCTATGACCGCATGTACCGGACGGACGGCGACGTAAAGCAGGTGGTCTCCCTTGTCTGTGACCCCATCATCAGTGGTACGTGGCAGATGTCAGCGTACGGTGGGGACGAGGCAAGTGACGAAGAGATCGAAGTTGCGGAGTTCGCCAAGTGGGCGCTGTGGGAGTGCATGCAGCCGAACCTGCTTGGGCACCTTCAGATCGCCCTACCTATCCTTGTGCGCTCTGGCTTCGTGCCGTTCGAGATCGCCTGGATGAAGACGGAGTACAACGGCAAGACGGTGGTCGTGCCTCGCACGATGCAGCCGCGTATGCCACGTACAATCTGGCAGTTCGAGCAGGACCGCTGGGGTGAGTTGCGGCGGATCAAGCAGGTCATGCCGGTGCCTATCTCCACCCTGACCGGGCGCGAGGGAATGCCTACGGTCAGCAACGCCTTTGATGACTCCGACTCGTTCGGTGGCGTGTGGCTCGAAGCGCAGAACCTTCTCTACTACCGCGTCGGCGCCGAGGGCGACAACTGGGAGGGCGTATCGATGCTGCGCCCTGCCTACAAGCACTGGATTATGAAGGACAAGATCGAGCGCATCGATGCCATCGCACAGGAGCGCGAGGCAGTGGGTGTCCCGATCTGCTATCCGCCTCCGGGTGCGTCAGACGCACAGAAGGACGAGATGGCGTCGGTGCTGGAGAACATGCGGTCCAACGAGCAGGCATACATCATTGCCCCTGGACCAAAGCAAGGCTCGGGTGCAGCAGACGGAACTGGCTGGCTTATTGAGGTCATCGGCTACGACCGAACGGGCTCCGGTCGGGATCCGCAGCCTTCACTGCAGTACCACACCGCCAAGATCGCTGCGGCATTCATCTCTGAGTTCATGCGGCTCGGCCACGGCAACACGGGCGCTCGTGCGACCGCACAGGTGCAGCAGGACCCGTTCCTCATGTCTGTGGAGGCGCTGGTCCACATTGTTGAGGACGTGCTCAACACCCTCGTTGTCAAGCTGATCAGCTACAACTACCCGGAGATCGAGAACCCGCCGCGCCTGCAGATGTCGTTGGTGGACTCCACCTCGCTGACGCAGCTTGCCGACTACGTTCTCAAGCTCACCCAGGTCGGCGCACTGTTCCCCGATCAGGAGCTCGAAGACTTCCTCCGTGCACGCGCGGACCTGCCTCCGTCGAACCCGGAGTCGGTCAAGAAGCGCAAGTCCGAGGATGACAAGCTCCGACGTGAGATTGTCACCGGCGGTGGCGACAATGGTGATGCGTACGGTGCAAACGCAGGCGCAGGCAAGCACGGCATCAAGGGTGCTGGCAATCCCGGCAGCAACTCCGGCAAGGGCCAGGGCAGCAGCACGGATGCCAGCAAGCGCGCTCGCGACGATGACGACACCATCACCCTGGCCTACACCCATGAGGAGACTGGGCGCCAGTACTGGCGGGAGCCGCGCGACTTCGAGTTGGCTGTGGATCTCGTCGGCCTCGAAGACGTCATGGATACGTGCCAGCTCAACGTCGAGGGATGCCTGAAGCCGTTTGTCATGGAGATGGCACGCGGGTCAGTGCCTGACGACATTGAGGAGCTAGTCCTCGACAGCCTGAACGCTAACTACGCATCCGGCCGCGAGTCGGTGGCGCGCGAGCTTGGGTTGACACTGTTGGACAGGGGCGCCAATGATCGCGGCGATAAGGCACTGAAGCAGCGCGCTGGTGCGGCCAGTATGCTGATTCGTGCCACCATCGCAGATGCGATGCTGAACGCTGACCTCAGTCACGGTGACGACAACATCGCGCACACACAGCTAGCTGCAGAGCGGGCAGGTATTGCCGCAGCGAAGCGGCTAGGGCGCGTGCACGGCATCGGTGCATTCCTGCAGGGACGTCATGACATGGCGCTGGACAGCAGCGGAAACATCAAGGGCGTGCGCTACACCGCGATCCTTGACCGCAACTGCTGCTCGCACTGTGAACAGGCGGATGACGGTGTCATCCGTGATCTGGATGATCCAGTGCGCCTCGACCGGCGCCCGCCGAATCGTCACTGTGAGAGCACAGCCGGCGGTGTCAACATGTGCCGGTGCTTCGAGGTGTACGTCACGGGCTGACGTAGGATAGCCCTCGGTGTGGATCTCCTAGTCCTCACCGACACACCTGAAGTCACACTGGACGATGCGGGCAAGCCTCGCACCTCCGCTGTGCAGATCGCCAAGACCGGCGTGTTCGTGGACCCTCGCTACGGGAAGTTCTCGATCACGCAGCGCGACTTCTCGAAGTGGACGCAGAACTTCAACGCGCTCGCCAAGGACGGTGATCGCATCGGCCTCCCGCTCGATGTTGACCATTCGTCCGAGAAGGAAGGCAAGACCGAGGCTGCAGGGTGGATCACTGGAATTTCCACCAAGGGCACGGAGCTTTGGGCTGAGGTTGAGTGGAACTCCCTCGGTGTAGATCTCGTGTCGGATAGGCGCTACGCCTACATCTCCCCTTCGTACCAGCACAACTTCAAGGATGAGAAGGGTACGGCGCATGGCACTGCACTAGTGGGTGCTGCGCTGACAAACCGCCCGTTCCTGAACATGGCGACGGTGTCACTGTCGAAAGACTTTACCGTTGCACAACTCACGGATGAAGATCCAGAAGCAGTAGCCCTGTCAACGTCGGATAGCCCAGGTGAGATGCCCGACTTCCAGAACATCGCAAAGAGCCTGTCGCTCGCCGCTGACGCGGACGAGGCGGCGATCCTCGCAAAGGTCGAGGAGCTTAAGACTCCCAAGGCTCCGGAGTCCAACAACGTGGACCTCGCTGCGGTTGCGAAGGAGCAGGGCATGATTGTCCTCTCTTCCGATGACTTCAGCACCCTCGCTGCCGGTGCAGCGTCGGGTAAGGCTGCGCAGGAGGAGCTTCACAACGCGAAGTTCCTCAACGCCTTCAACGCCGGTATCGAGGCTGGTACGCACGTCCCTGCACAGCAGGACTCGCTGCGTGATCTGTACGACATTAGCCCCGAGAAGACCCTCGCGGCGATGACTGCAGCTCCCAAGATTCTCAGCACGGAGCTTGTCGGTTCCAGTGGTGGATCCGGCCTCGCAGGAGGCCCGACTGCATCGCAGGAGTACGGCGGCAATGTGGATGAGGACCGACTCGCGCTTGATGCGCGGGCGCAGGTGCTCGCCGCGGAGCGCAAGATCGACTACGCGGACGCGGTGCTGCTTGCCGTGGACGAGATGGGAGTCTGATAGGCCATGGCCTTCCAGCGAATCCTCAACGGCCATGAGTGGGCACTTCCTGCCGCTTCGGCCATCAACCCCAACACGCCGGTGCAGCTTGCTGGCACTGACGTGCCGTTTTTCCTCCCTTGTGGCACGGTGAATGCTCGTCCGTACGGCGTGAACGGTGTTGCTACGGCAGGGGCGTCAGGCCTCAACCAGAACGAGGCTGTCACCGCGTTCGAGCCGGGCAACATCGCCAAGGTCATCTCGGTCGCATCGATCGGTGTTTCGACTGAGGTTGCCGTCGCCTCCTCGAACGGAGCAGTCGGCGCTGTGTCACTGATCGCTGCGTCCGCGCATTGGGCGCTCGGTGTGACCATGTCGTCCGCTGGCGCTGGCGAGGTTCTGTCCATCCTCATCCAGCCCCGGAAGGTCTGATCGAACATGGCAACTAATGCCCCACGTTCACTTCAGGTCATTGACCCGGTTCTGACGCAGATCGCGCGTCGGTACAAGCCTTCGGGCTTCATCGGCGATCGCCTTCTGGCTCCGATCCCGGTCTCGACACTGTCGTCGCAGTACCCGACGTTTGATAGCTCGTACTGGTTCCAGAATGACGTTGACAACCTTGTCGCGGACCGCGCTCCGTCCAAGGAGATCGACTTCAAGTGGAGCCTGGAGTCCTTCATCTGCCGGGAGTACGCCCTCAAGGTGAGCATCACCGATCTGGAGCGTATGCAGGCTCACGCCGCACTGCGGCTGGAGTCCAACAAGACGGATCTGCTCACGCATCGGATGCAGCTTGCAACCGAGGTCCGTGTCGCCAAGTTGCTGTCGCTGACCACCGATGGTGGCGGGATCCTCGCTGCCAACACGGCCAACGGCTCCGACTGGGACTCGTCCTCCACCGTGGAGGATGAGATCAAGGCTGGCGTCATGGCGGTCTACACGCTGACGGGGCTTCGACCCAATGTCATCGTGCTGCCGTTCCCTGTCGCCTACTCGCTCGCACTCAACGGTACGTTCCGCAACCTGCTGAAGTACGACGCAAGCGGTCGGCCGCGTGAGTTCATCGAGCTTGGCGACTCCGTGCTGCCTGCGGTGATTCACGGCATGACCGTGATCATCCCGGAGGGTGCGCAGATCGACACGGCGAAGGAGGGCAGCACGGCTGCCCACACGGAGATTTGGGGCGAAGATGTACGCCTCCTCTTCGTGAACCCGTCCGCTGGCTGGGGCATCCCCTCGGTGGCGTACAAGTTCAACCACACGGCCAAGCGTGTCACGCGCTGGCGTGAGGTGGACCCGGACATTGAGTACGTCCGCGAGATGGAGCGCTACGACCTCCGGGTCGTCGCACCTGAGTGCGGGTACGTCATCAAGTCGGTCCTGTCCTGATAGCAGCGAGGGCGCCTACATGGCGCCCTCGTAGCTGACACTGGGAAACTGAACTATGGCGATCACCGTTAAGTGGTACGGCAGTGGGATGCTGAACTGCCTGCAGAACAACATCGACCTTGAGGCCGATACCATCAAGATGTCGCTGCACACGGCTACCTACACGCCGAACCGCGACACCAACGACTTCCACAACGACGCTACCAACGAGCTGTCTGCTGCGAACGGCTACACCGCCGGCGGCGAGACGCTTGCCAGCAAGGTGCTGTCGTATGACGCAACGTCGGACGAGGTTCGCCTTGACTGCGCCGACATTGTCTTCCTGTTCACTGCCTCGCAGACGTTCAGGTACGGCGTGATCTACAAGGATCGTGGGGGCGCTAACACTGCCGACGAGCTCATTGCGCTCGTGGACTTCGGCGCGGACCAGACCGTCAGTACAACGTACACTCTCGTAGTGGACGCGACGGGTCTGCTCTACGTCGATACTACCTGATAGCAGGTAGTACATGGCGATCACCTTCGTCGCCGCTGGTACCGCCGCTGAGGCAGCGTCTGGCAACATTGCTGCACTTCCTCGCCCTGCGGGCCTAGCCGACCTCGATGTAGAGGTCGGCTACCTGGTAGCGAAGGACAATGTGTCCGTCACGCTACCAGGGACGTGGACGAAGAAGGCCGAGATCAACTCGGGCACGGGCCTGCGACTGACGATCTTCTGGCGGCGGTTCGCGACAGGTGACTCGACTGCCGCGATCACGGTGACACACGCACTGGGCGACGTCATACGCGGGCGGATCTTCGCTTACCGGGGCGTGGTGACGACGGGTGATCCGTTCGAGGCGACACTGACGCGGGCGAACGCCTCAGTAGCCGGGACGGGTTCGCAGGCGAGCCTCAGCCTCACGACGACCTCGGCGGATGCATGGCGCCTGCATGTGATCGCCGTTGGAGACGACACAACGGCTGCGGTGGGGGCCAGCTTCGCCGTGACCACGACGCCTGCCGGGGTCACGGTCGTGGTCGAGCGCGACGACTGGGAGACGGCGACCGGCACGGATGAGTCGGCTGGGTTCTACGACTGCTTGCAGGCGGCTGCCGGGACGCAGTTGGGTATTCGCGTCACGTACACCCCTACCGCAGCGGCGTTCTCCGCGAACTGGGAGGGCGCACTTACTCCCGCCCCGCCAGGGGTCGCGCTGACGCGAGGGGACTCCACCGCTGACGGCAGGGCGCCCGCGCCGCAGACCGACCTCACCAGGGGCGACGGTACCGCCGATGGTCGAGCGTCGGTTCCGAACGTGCCGCTGACCCGAGGCGGCAGCATCGCGGACGGTCGAGCGCCCGCTGGTCCCGAGTTCGCCACGCTGACCAGGGGCGAAGCGATCGCTAATGGTACAAGCCCTATAGCATCTGTAACAGTGTCGCGCGGTGGTGCAGCCGCAGACGGCAGGGCGCTTAGCGCCGTCGTATCCTCTATCTTGCCGCGCGGGAATGCCACGGCTGGTGGCCGCGCGGTCTCCATACGCACGTCGCTGACACGGGGCGGGTGTAACGTTGGTGGTACGGCGCTGGTGTTCAGGGTGCCTCTGGTTCGAGGCGGGGCGATCGGTGACGGACGCGACCTCGTCGTCACCTCTGGCATCCCGGCGCCGGACATTGACCTTCCTGCCAGCGCCTTCCTCACCGACACGCCGACGTTCTTGCTCATCGTGGAGGCCAGCGCGACCGTCAACCTCACGTCGTCGTCCAGCGCTCTGGAGTGCGCCGCGCCGACTGCTAGCGTGGAAGTCGAGGAACGTGCTGCGACTGCGGCTGTCGGCAGTGTGACCGCACTGCTGAACACTGATGAGAATGGAACGGAGGTAGGTTTTGCCTAGGACAATGAAGCGTGGTGATACGTACCCGCCGCTGGTGTTGGTGCTCAGCGACGAGAACGGCCCCGTTGACCTCACTGCTGCGAATAGTGTCACAGT